CGGGTTGCTTGGCAGATTCAGCGTCACGCTGTTCAATAATCTGTTTCAGCAAAGCAGATGCAGCGGTTGCATCCTTTCTTGAAAGCCCTGCATCACGCAGTGCCTTCTCGATTACTCTTGGATTGGGCTTGTTGTCCATCCAGTATTCAAGTCTTGAGATCTCGGCCTTGGGATTGTTGGGGTTCATCACAATCGAAACCTCAGCCAATCCGCCTTTCATGATCTGAAAGAAGCTGTCAGGATCATCTGTAGGCTCGCCGTTCTCATCGACCATTTGATATTCGTCAGCGTACGCACCGACAGAAACACCACCAACCATACGCGGCGATTCTTTCATGATCGTATAAAGATCCGATCCTGCCGTGGTATTCAAGAAAAGTTTCCCGGTTCCGGTCATGCCTTCGTCGGTAATGTCGAACTTAGACCATTCGCCAACGGGCATCATGTCGCTTGAATGCTGAAAGTACATCGGCAATGGTCTGCCGGCTTCCATCCAGCCTTCGTGCCACATCTCAAAAGCTGCTGGCGTGTAGAAAAATCTGCGCCCATCTGCGCCTTCTCTTGCGCCCCAGGTTGTCAAGGTTGCTTCGATCTCGCCGGTAGGTTCGCCGGTTGCCTCGTCAGCCATACGGCCAAGCTCAACCTTTGCCTCAGTGAAGAATTGAATGTGCTTAGCCATGTATCGGTTCCTTTTCCTTCATTTTCCCATCTTCGGGTTTAGGCTTCGGCTTTCTCTTGTCGGCCTGTTCCTTTAACCGCTTCAAAACATCCTTAAGCATTTCCAGCTCGTCCGGTCTTGCCTACGACCTTAAGATTTCCGCCACCGCCAGTATCCTGCGGCGAAGAGCCGGGAATAGGCTTATCAACACCACCGGCAGCAAGCAGAGAATCACCATCATCCACGCTATCAAGCCCAAGATAGTCTCTAGCTTCGTTGGGCGTGAGAATGCCATTCTTGACTCCGGCCACAACATAGTTCATCTGATCCAGTGGAGCGCCCTTTAGGAAATCCTGCGTCTGAAACTGCACATACAGATTTGGATAGCCACCAAGAAGGCTTGTCTTTAGCTTCTGCTCAATATTGGTGATGAACGGCATCATGGTCGACTTGTAGAACTCGTCAAGCATGGTTTGCGTATTGTTGTACTTCGACTCACCCACGCCGATCATCGCCGGAGGAACACCGAATAAGCCAGCAATCCGCGCCATCGTTTGTTTCTTAAGCTCTCGCGCATCCACGTCTTGCAGCGTCAAAGGCTTAATACTTTCGTACATCATACCTTGGTCTAATAGCATCGACTGCCCAGGCTTGCTCAAGTCTGAGGGCTGGCTGTTTAGCATGTTCGTCCATGCCTCTTTTAGCCGCGCCGCGATCTCTTTGAACTTTGAATCAGGTATGACTTGCTCAGTACGGAATAAGCCAGAAGGCTTAGCGCCGTTAAGCATGATGAAGTTTGAGTACAGATCAATGTCTTGATCGAGCGAAATGAGCTCGACAGCTTGCAAGCGGTTGAACGAAGAAGAACCCTGCCAAGGCTCGCTCTTGACGTGCATAACCTGGAAGTATTGCAAGGGCTCGTCTTTGTTAAACCCGTAACTTGAGCTTGTAAGCGTATAAAACGGGTAGCGAGTCTCGGAAATGCGCGGAACAATTAGCGTCGAGTCGAGAACGTAGACTTCAAGCGGAACCTGCTGGGGATCGGCTTCGTTCTTTCTCCAGAGTAATACGAAAGTCTCGCCGGCTAGCTCATGCCACATCGTGAATTGATACCAGAACTCGTATTGACTTTGAAAGTTATTAGGCTGAGCAAGAAGGTTAAGAATCGACTTTGCGCGGTTTTTTTCGCGCTCAGGAACCCCAGGCTCAGTCTGCGTATCAACCAAAGTACCGTCAGCTTGCCGCGACATGATCTTTACAGGCAATTGTGCGAGCGCTCTCGCCTTGGTTCCCACGCAAGCCATGACTGTCGAGTTTCTGGCAAGCGTTGTAATGTCAAGCGAACGTCCAGCTTCGTTGACAGCAGAGGTCGTTACATAGAGAAGTTGGTTAGATCCGTAGCCTTGCCCCTTACCTCGGAGCATGACGTTATTACCCAAAACAGTGTTGCCGAACAACGAATTCGACTCATTTTGGGTTGGTTTCTTGCGGAATCTGTCGAATATGCCCATTTTTAGCCCTAAAAGACCCTGAATCCGTATGATTCAGACGGCATCGGATTGTCTAAGCTACAGTGCATAGCGATTATGAGGGCAACGATCCCGTCGACCTTCGCGTGTCGGTCAACTCCGGCCTTTTTGACCTTGATGTTGCCCTGCACATCTACAAACACTTCGCAGTTTCCCAATTGGTGGCCTAAAAACGGGTTGCCATCGTGTTTGATTTTATGGCCTAGAATAAGCCGCTCTACATGTTTGGAAGGGTTAGAAAGTACCGCCATACCCTGACCAACTTTTTTAACCGGCATTCCAGCTTCGTATAGTCGCGCAACCAGCGCAGCCGCATTATATGCGTCGTAGCCAACCTCACGAACGTCGTATTTCTGGCTTTGTCCCAGAATATACTCCGAAATCTCGCGGTCGTCCATAACATTACCTTCGGTCAGATGCAAAATGCCCGAATTAATAGCCTGTCGGAAAATATCCTGGTAATGCGCTGGCAATAAATCAAACCCATCCTCGGGAAGAAAGAACTTCCACTCGGCTTCGTAATCATCCTCGGCGTAACGCTTGAGCGTACATACCGCGTTGAGATCTCGCGTTGCTGCCAAGTCAAAACCGATAAATACCGCCTCTGGTTCACGGTCTGTAAGACCCACGGCTTCATCCCAATGTGACCGATCTACCCACGCGGTTTCGGCGGAAACGTAAACGTTTAATGTCTTGCAGAGAAACTCGTTAAGCGCTGCCGGCTTAATCTTGGCTTCCTCGCATCGAGCGGCAATCGCATCGTGTGAAACCGAGATATTGTGCATCGGATTGGCTTTATGCCAAACCGTCGGGTCTCGCCAATCATCGCCAGCATCTAGCGAATAAAGAAGCCCAAACCATCGCGGGTTATCGGGTACATCCTGATGAAGAATATGCTCCATCACCTGGAGATCTTCAAAGAACTTTGTGTCGCGGGTAAAAGAAGCGGTCGTTATATATAGCCGCAACGGATTTGCCCGCGCTACCATCCCAGAATGCAAGACCTCAATCGTATTCCTGTCGACGATCTGCGAAGCCTCGTCGATGATCGCGCAAGAAGGGTTGAGCCCGTCACCTGTTCGCTTGGTATCCCGCGAGAGCGCTTTGAACACCGATTGAGAGTCGCCATTCTTTACTATCGTGAACTTGCCAGGAATAAAGAGACCAGAGACCTCTCGGGGAAGGGTTTCGATAAATCCCTTAGCAGTAGTGAAAACAATGCTTGCCTGATCTCGATTAGTAGCGACTGTGTAAACCTCTGCGCCAGCATCGCCAAAGGCGAGCTCGTAAAGAGCGATCAGAGCGGTAAGCGTTGATTTCCCTGCCTTGCGCGGAATGTAAACGATTACGTCTTGCACCATGCGCTTAGACCGATCCCGCTTAAGACGGAAACCGTAGATCGCGCAGATGATGAGGATTTGAAAGGGTTCGAGGTTTACAGGCTGGCCCGCCCATTGGCCTTTTACATGCCGGCAAAGACTTGTGAACTGTAGGAAGTGATTTACCGGCCCAGGGTCGAATACCCATTCCCATTCTTTGTTTTCGAGGTGGTTTAAAAACCGCTGGCAAGCTAACCGAACGTTTCGGCAAGCATTGATCTCACCTTTTGCTACCGCTGCTGCGTAACCAATCCCATCTTCTAGTTTCATGTTCCGAACTTAGGCCCGCTTAGAAAGTCGTTTATCTTTTTATCTTCTGTCTTGTTGGTTGCCAGTCTAGATTTAGGTGTTAAGCCTAATTCGTTCATCAGCTTGATCGCGTGAATAACCGCATTATTAGCAATTGCAATATGTGGGTTTGGTGCAGCGGTTTTACCGCCGTTCGTGTAAACCACTAACTCCCCAGTTAGCATTTCTTGCCGAGCGTTAACGTAGATCTGGAGCTGGTCAGCAAGCATGATCAACGTATGCCGATCTTGAGCGCTGCCAATCCCGTAAACCTGATACAAATATTCGGCAGTTTCTTCGACAAACTTAGCCGCATTAAATGCGCTTGGGTTTTGCGCCCATTCGGCAAACGGAATCCTTTGCTTGATTTGCTCAGGCAACTTGGTTCCCATTTTTGTCCCTTTGGTTCCGTGTATCGCGTGAACCTCAACCGGAATTCGAGCAGTCATGACATGTCCTTTTTTGCGTCTTGCGTTCAGGGAATTCCCTATTTTGGACGAACCCCCCTATAAAAGTTACCTTGCAGAAAGTTAGG